CGGTATCAGCCCTGCCGCTCCACGTTTACGAGCGGATGGCGAACGGCGGCAAGGCGAAGGCCACGAGTCACCCCGTGTATCGCCTGCTCCACCAACAGCCGAATCCGTGGCAGACGGCCCAAGAGTTCCGCGATTGGATGACCGGCATGTACCTGCACTACGGGGCTTCCTATGCGGAGATCCGCCCAGGTGCCCGCGGTGCCGTCTCGGAGTTGTGGCCGCTGCACTCCAGCCGCATGGAAGTCGAGCGGTTGTCTGACGGCACGCTGCGGTATCGCTACCGCGAGCCCAGCGGGCGCGAGACGATCTACAGCCAAGATCAGATCTTCGCCCTGCGGTTCACGACCGAGGACGGCATCAAGGCGATCCCGACGTACAAGCTTTTCCAGAATGTGCTCGGGCTTTCGCAGGCGCTAGAGGCGCACGCGGCGACATTCTTTGGCAACAATGCACGCCCTGGGATTGTCCTTGAATCCGAAAACCCAATCCCGGTAGAGGCTGCCGAAAGGCTCCGCGAGCAGTGGGAGCGGATGCACCGTGGGGCAGACAAAGCGTTCCGAACGGCAGTGCTTCCAAACGGCGTGAAGGCTCACGAGCTATCGAGCAGCAATGAGGCTGCCCAGATGCTGGAGAGCCGATCGTTTGCTGTGTACGAGTGCTGCCGGATTTTTCGCGTGCCTCCCCACATGGTGCAGCAGCTGGACCGTAGCACCTACAGCAACATCGAAGTGCAGGGCACGGAGTTTGTGCAGCACTGCCTGCTGCCGCACCTGAAGCGGTGGGAAGCCGCGATCAGCCGCGACCTCATCGTGGACGATGAGCGGTACTTCGCCGAGCACAGCGTGAGCGGCCTGCTCCGCGGCGACCACGCGAGCCGGTCGGCCTACTACGTCAGCGCCCTACAAAACGGGTGGATGACGATAAACGAGATTCGTGAGCTTGAGAACCTGAACCCCATCGGGCCGGAAGGTGACAAGCACTTCGTGCAACTCAACATGACCACGCTCGACAAGGTTGGCCAGGAGCCACCGGCACCGGAGCCGATGCCAGCGCCGCCCGTCGAGGACGAGGAAAGCCCGGCCGACGACGCCGACGACCAAGCCGAACAGGAGGATTCCACTGATGGAAATTGAACGCCGCTGCCTGACCGTAGACGAAGCCCCCGAGTGCGAACTGCAAATCGAGACGCGCACCAGCGGGCGCGAGGCGATCCGTGGGCTGGCGGTGCCCTACAACCGGCTTTCCCTCGACCTTGGTGGCTTTCGGGAGCGAATCCTGCCCGGTGCCTTCGACAAGGTGCTGAACCGCCAGCGGGGCAAGGGCGAGATCCTTTCGTACTACAACCACAACAGCGACATGCTGCTGGGCCGCGAGTCGGCCGGAACGCTTGAGATCATTGCCGACGAGCGTGGCATCTCGTATGTCGTGGAGCCGCCGGATACCTCGGCGGGCCGTGACGTTCTTGCCCTGGTGCGGGCTCGCCTGCTGACGGGCAGCTCCTTCGCCTTCACCGTGAGCCAGAAGGGTGAGCGCTACACGACGGACGAGGGCGGCAAGGCGATCCGCGAGATCGTGGAGGCTTCCGGCCTTTACGAGGTTGGCCCCGTGAACGTGCCCGCCTACGGCAGTGCGACGACTGCGGTGGTGTCCCGGCGGTCCTATGAGGCGTGGCTGGCGGAGCAGGCTGCGGCCGTCGAAGCCGACGCCGATGCCGAACCGGAAGTGAAGAAGGCCGTGCGTTCGCTGGTCCGTGACGCCGCTGCGGCGTGGGCACTGAGGCTTCGCCGTGTCTGACGCTCGCTGCACCTGCGGGGAACGATTGCGGACGCGGTCGAGTCGCCCGGTGGGCGATGAACGGCAGCGGTATCTGCGTTGCCCGCGGTGCGGTGCTCGTGCCGTGGCGTTTGTGAAAACAACAGTTTCCGCCGTGCGGTTCTGCAAGGCACCCCGCCCGTAGTGCCACCGTGGACTCCAAGGCAATACCGCCTACGGAGATCCACACGTGGACAACCTCAAGAAGCTTCAGGACGAGGCGGCTGCCCTCGCCAACCGGATTGACGCCGTTCGTGCCATCGAGGCCGAAGACACGACCGCCCGCGATGTCGAGTTGATCGACCTCAACAAGCGTGCCGACGAGCTCACCGCCAAGATCGACTTTGAGAAGAAGGTGGTCGAGTCGGCGAAGAGCCTGCGGTCTGTGGTGGATCGCTGCACCCCGGCTCCCGAAGTGACCGAGGAGCGGAGCGAGAAGGTCCGCATTGAGGCTGTCCCGTTCTCGGGCCGGCTCCGCGCGTTCGAGAAGGCCGAAGATGCCTACAAGGTGGGCATGTGGTTCAAGGCCAAGGCCGGCGACGCCGACGCGAAGCGGTGGTGCCAGGATCACGGCGTTGAGGCTCGTGCCATGGGTTCCGCCTCGGCCAACAGCGGTTCGTCTGTGGTGCCCGACGTGCTTTCTTCGACCGTGATTCGTCTGGTCGATCAGTATTCGGCTTTCGCTCAGAACGCCACCAGCGTGACGATGCCGAGCGACGTGCTCCTGTTCCCGCGTCGGACGGGCGGCACGACGGCCTACTGGGTGGACGAGAACGTGGCCATCACCGCCAGCGACCCGACCATGAATCAGGTCACGCTGACGGCGAAGAAGGTGACGGGTGCGGTGGTCGTTGCGAGCGAACTGCTCCAAGACTCCATCGTGTCAATCGCCGACTTCGTGGCTGCGGAGCTTGGTCTGTCGCTTGCCAACGCCGTTGAGGCGGCTGCGTGGAGCGGCAATCCGAGCAACGCCCCCGGCGTCGCTGGCCTCGTCACGTCTCACGCTGGCGGTCTGATCAAGCAGACCAGCAGCGCGTATGACTACGCGGCCTCGCTCGTGACGGCTGCCGGTGACACCCCGGACGAAGTGACCAAGGCCAACCTGCTGGCGATGATGGCTGCGGTTCCGCAGCATTCGCGAGCGGGCAGCAAGTGGTTCGTGAGTCCCTACTTCTTCGCGACCTGCATGCAGGCTCTCGACCTGAACCAAGGCGGTTCGGTGGGCCTGTCGCAGGGCATGGGCCTCACCTTCCTCGGCTCGCCGGTGGTTCTCACCGACCGGCTCCCGAGCGGTGCGGATTCTTCGGGTGCGGTGATGGCGCTGTACGGCAACATGGCCAACAGCTCCTACTACGGCATCCGCCAGGGCATCGAGATCGCGTCGAGCGATCAGGTGAACTTCCTGTCGGACCAGACGGTGATTCGGGCCGTGGCTCGCGTGGCGATCACGCATGCCAACCTGGGCACCTCGACCGTCGCCGGGCCGATCATCGGCCTTGTCGGTGCGGCCTAAGTCTGGCTGCTTGACACGGTTGTGATTCTGAGCGGGCGGCTTCCAAGCGGGGGCCGCCCGCTCTCTTTTTTGAGGTCACGCATGATCGTGAAGGTTGGGGGCACGGAGGCAGACATTCGGGTGGAAGCCATCCTGTCGATGCCCAGGCTGTCGTTTACGGCCAATCACTTCGCCTGGGCTCAGGCACTCATGCCACTCGGCATTCGCCCCACAATGGGCACGGGTGCGTTCTGGAGCCAAGTCAACACGCGGGTGATGGAGCAGTTCATCGACAAAGCGGAATACCTGCTGACGATCGACTACGACACGTTCTTCACGAAGGAAGACGTAGAGCACCTGTTCGCCATGGCGATGACGTTTCAGTGCGACGCCCTGACCGGGCTGCAAACGAAACGCGAGGACGGCCGCCCGATGCTCACGCTGAAGGGCACGCTGGACAACCCGCCCGAGGACGGCAAGACGAGCCTGCCGGCGTCGTGGTTCGCCGAGCCGGTGCAAGAGGTGGACACCGCACACTTCGGGCTCACAGTCATCAGCACGGCCGCCCTGAAGCGGTGCAAGAAACCATGGTTCTGGAGCAAGCCCGACCCGGAAGGCTCGTGGCACGAAGGCCGCGTGGATGATGACATTTGGTTCTGGCGGAACTGGCGCGACAGCGGCAACAGGGTCTTCATCACGCCTCGCGTGCTTTTGGGCCATGGCGAGTACGTCGTGACGTGGCCCGGCAAGGATCTCGGGAAGCCTGTTTTCCAGTGGACTACGGAGTTCACCACGACCGGAAAGAAGCCTGAAACTGCATGGAGCGTGCCCGAATGAAGAAGATCAGATTCGTGCGGTCGTGGCGTGCGTACCGCACCGGCCAGACGGTTGAGGTTCCCGGCGGGCTGGCGGCTGAACTGCTGGCGAAGCGGGTGGCCGTGGCCGACATGCAGGGCGAACTGATCGAGACGGCTGCCCTGGAGCCAGACGCCGAAACCGCGGACGCCACCCCAAGGAAACGCCGACGTGCAATACCGAAGCCTGACTCGACAGACCGCCCCCGCCGTTGAGCCGGTGACGCTCTCTGAGGCAAAGGCTCACTGCCGCGTGGACACCACGGCGGACGATGCCTACATCGCGTCGCTCATCACGGCGGCCCGCGAGTGGTGCGAGCAGTACCTAGATCGCACCCTGGTGCATACGCAATGGGTCATGCGTTTCGACCGATTCCCCACGTCGGGCATCGAGGCGATTGAGCTGCCCCGCCCGCCGATGGTGGCGGCTGGCACGGCTACCGCGGTGTCGCTGACGTTCACGACGGACAGCGGCACCACAGGCACCTACGCCGTGGAACAGTTCCGGGCAGACCGCCACGCGACGCCTGGCACGGTGCTGCCGATCTACGCCGGCACCTGGCCGCCGCATCGGATTGACGCAGGGGCTCACGCCGTGACGTGGTGGGCCGGCTACGGCGCGAGTGGCACGGACGTGCCCACTGCGATCCGGCACGCCATCCTTCTGCTGGTTGGCATGTGGTTCGAGCGTCGCATGGCGTCTGACTCCATGGGCGGCAAGGAAATTCCTTTCGGCGTGCAGTCGCTTCTGGACTCGCAGCGGTGGGGCACTTACCGATGATTGACCCCGGCAAACTCCGCGAGCGTGTCACCGTGCAGATCGCCAGCGGCACG